TCAGCATACTTAGCTTTAGCAGCTTTAACATCAACAGGACCAACAGCATTTATTAAAGCTTGTTGTCTATTTTTAAGTTCATTAGCTAATAAGATTCTATCCATATCACCTTCAACTGCTTGTTTAATATTACCAACTGTTTCATGACCTAGTCTATTTGCTAGTGCTAGTGCTTGGTCTTCCTTAGGAATACCTTCAAGTAACTTAACGGCTTCGTCTGGTTGTAACCCTTGTGGGTTTCTACTTAGAATTAACTGAGCTTCTTTACTTAGTAAATTAGCTGCATTAATACCAAAAGCTTTTTCCATCTGGGGTGTCATAAATCTAATAGAAGCTAACTTACCAACTAATACAGGTAAATCTGTTTCTAAACCCCCTGGCTCTATAACTATGTCTTCACCAGTCTCAGGGTCTTTTATAGTTACAGGGAAAGTTGATTCTGTTGCTTGAATCTGAGCTTCAGATATTCTCTTATCTCTCTCAGTCTCTACTATCTGACCTTTTTCTACCTCAGATATATACGCAGGGTCCTCTAAATTAATATCAGGTCTTTCTCCTTCAGTAGATACTATACCAGTATCTAATACTAATGGAGTAGTAGCTGTAACATCTTCAGGTTGGGTAAACTGTTCTTGTCCTATATTCATAGGAATCTCTGCTTGGGGCTCTACAGCAATTTGAGTAATATCTTCTTTTTGTACAAATTGTGTTTTTTCAGCTTCTAAATCTTTAGCCTTTAAGTGCTCAACTATGTTCGTATCACTAACACCAGCTTTTCTAGCGGCATCAAATTTGTAAGTATATTCACCTTTAGCTTTTAAGTGTTCAACTATATCAGTATCACTAATTCCAGCTTCTCTAGCAGCATCAAATTTATAAGCCATATTTTATCCTTCAGCTTGAGTATTTTGTGGTAACTTTAACTGTGAGCTTTTCTGTGAGCTAACATCTGTAGCATCACCTAGCTGAGATTGCATCTCTGGTTGTGGTGATAACATAGCAGCAGTATTATCAAGTATCTCAGCGATATCTTGGCTATACTTAGACTTCATGGATTTAACAGATAAACTAGCTGCTTTCATATAACCTGCAGGGTTAGTAGTCATAAGAGCATTACCTATGTTACCACTTAGCATAGTCTCTAACATCAGTTGATTCTTTTCATCTTCATCATTATAGCTACTTGTAGTTATCTCTAAGTCCACATCAGTAAATCTAACATCAGTTCTACTATCATTAAGAGGAACCATGATGATATTACCATTATCATCTTCCATAGGTTCATTAGTCTCTGGGTCAAGTTCTTCATCTAATACATACTCTGGTTGCCCTTGAGCATTTGGCATTACTAATGGTTTATTAAGCTCAACCCAACGTTCACCTACAGCCTCATCAGCTATTCTTAGCATTTGATTAGCTGTATAATATTGCTTAATTAGATTAACAGTATCCCAACCTATCATTTTATAATATAGCTCAAGCTTAGTAGTAATATATCTAAGTGCAACCATTGTAGCATTAGCCTGTAGTTTGACTTTCCTACCGCTATCACTTGCATAAGCCATACCTAGAAAACTGTCATTAATACCAAGGACTCTTTGTATTCTATCAAAAGCTTTATCTATAATAGTATACTGTTGTATAATATCATTATTCATATTCTCTATCTTAATACCAGCCAAGTTATTAACTGGTATAACAGCATTTACTCTATTAAATAGAGCAGTAAACTTAGATATGTCTGGAACAGCTGAAGGTGTTACAAAAGCTTTAGAAGAGTTTGCCATAAGTTGTACTTGTATAAGAGCTTGATTAATAGCATTTTGACTCTCTAGAATTTCTCTAAATACCCCATAGTATTCTGTCTTATTACTAGTATTAAGTTTAACTACTCTGTAAGGATTCTTTACTTTTTTATAAGTAATCTTCTTCTTAGTAAGCATCTCATCACCAGACCAGTAAGTACTCCAAGTATCTCCATTATCATCTTCCATAATAGAATGAACTAATAAAAAGTTATCATGTTGTTTATACTTACCTTGGAATTCTTCACCATACTTAAACTCAAACTCAGCTTCATCAACATCAAGAAAATTATAATAAGCCTCTAACTTATCAACTTTATACTTACTAAAAGTTTTAATCATAGATTCTTTATCTATCCATTTAAATCTATGTATAAATCTAGCATCTTTATAATCAGCTCTAGTACTCATAGGGTCTAGTACTATCTCACTAGAAGGTACATGCTCCATGCTAATCTTATAGATTTTTCTACCGAAGTTATCAGTCTTTCCAGTCTCTTGTACATCAGTATAAGAGCAAAATAAACCAGACAGAAAACCATCAAGCTTAATAGCTTCACCCTCGGAGTCAAAGCTATTTGAAGTCATAACATGATTAGCAGTATCGTTTAATAAAGAAGCTATATCTATATCACTATACTGTTTAGGGTTAACTTTAACAGTATTAATAACCGTTGAGTAATAACCTAGTAATTGTCTAGTAAATAGTTTAATTACATTAAAAGTTTCTGCTGGCTGTCCTCTATTAGCTAAGGTATTTAACTGAGCATCATTATAGTGTCTATTATGATATAGGTCCTCTACTAAATTACCTTCTTTTTTACTATCTAGATAGGCATTATAACCATATTCAAAAGTATCTTTTAAGTTCTCTATATTAATTTTCATCTATTAACCCTTAATCAAAATCAGCAGCACTAGGTTTAGTACCACTTTCAGTTTGTTTTTTACCGTAGTCTGTTAATTTCCTAGTTGAATAGGGGGCAGAGTCTCTAATAGTATCAGCAACACTATTATTTATTGCTTCTAAGCTTCTAGAGAATTCACCAATAGCTTTCCTGGCAACTGTTTCATCTGACCAATTACCTCCAAGAAGTATACCTTTAATCATGTCAATCTCATTTTGTGAATAAGCAGTACCAGATTTCTCATTAATATAGTTAGCAAATAGCATACCACTAGATGTATTAAAGTTGATATTAGCTATTGCTTTTTTATCATTCTCATCTAAGCCAGTTAAGTTAGTAAGACTTTGTTTAACATTAGCTACAACATCTTTATCAACTGATTCCATCTTACTATTTAATAATCTGTTAGCCATCTTAATTGTAGTATAGTTGCCTGACATCTTTTTAATATTATCTTTAATTATAGTCTTCTGTGAGCCATCTAAACTTTGAATTATTGTATTCTCTGTAACTTGGGCATCACTAGGATTGTACTCTAGCTCACCTGTATTATATTTTTTAGCTTTAGCCTGGGAAGTTTTAAGTTGCAGTAGGTCAATATCTTCACCAACATTACTAACACCTTGTTGCTTAACATCTAAGAAACCTTGATAAAAACCAGATATTTCATCTTGAGTAGGATTTGGGTGTGACTTAAAGAAAGCTTCTTCTTGCTGTCTTAAAGCATCTCTTCTATCAGACCCGCCTTTACCAGCGAATACTTCTGGGTGAGATATCATATAAGCATACTTAACATCTTCCATACTACTCTTACCAGCTAATTGAGCAGCCTTAGTAGCAGCCTGTGCAGTAGCCTCAGTTTGGCCTTCTTCCGCTGTAGTAATACCTTTACCAGCTAATAGAGAGTTAATATTTCTAACTCTCTTAGTATACATATCACGTCGCTTATTATCTAAGTTATTATATAGATTTGAGCCTCTATTCATAGAATCTACAGATTGTAACTTCCACTTTCCATCTCTACCTTGAGTCTTAAAGTACTGTGACCTAAATAACTCCTGGTCTTCAAGGTCAGTGAAGTCATATTTATCTATACCCGCTATACCAGCCCCTCTTAGTAAGTTTGAGTCTTGAGCAAAGTCTATACCTGCGACATTACTAATATCAAAGTTACCTTCAGCTAATTGTCTTTTTAGAGCAGGATTTTGCTCCAATGTTTGATTAACACCCTCATAATCATTCTCTATCATATATTCAGAGATATCACTCATAGAGTCCATATTAGTTTTAGCTTGCATATTTTTCATTTGACTAGTAACAGCTTGCATAGTAGCTTTTAACTGTTGAGATTCAATATCCGACTTAGCTTGACGGTTCTCAGTAGGAATCCATTCTCCAGCTTCTTCATCATATGAACCATATCCAGACATTTGAGCAGTTAGCTGTTGTTGCCTCTCTTCTCTTTTATTTCTCTTAATACTATTACCAAGGTTAATACCTTGACTCATACCTTCTGCAAAACCCATTAATTATCCTTTACATAATCTAGTACTAAGTTATAGTTAACAATTAAGTAACCATCTTTTTCAGTAACTACATTAGCTATAATATCTTGTACTTCTTGGGCTATAACACCAAAGCTTGACCCTACAAGACCTAGGTTATTAGCCTTTTTATTCCATTCCCAAGTATAGAAGTTAACTCCTCTTATGGAGTCAACTAGTTCTATATTTTTCTTTAACCTAATATCAGAAGCCATGAAGCCACCAACACCAAAGCCGGCGATAGTCCCCATCGCTCCAGTACTTGCACCTGACATTTGAGCCGATGCTCCAAGAGCTGAAGAACCAAAGCCCATTAAGCTAGAGGCCCCAGAGGCAGAAGTTTGACCTATGTTACTAAGCATTTCAGTACCTTGATTAAGACCTAAACCTAGGAACCCCATCTGTTGCTCTGCTACAGCCTGGTCAGCCCCAGCTCTAACACCGGCTTTTTGCATCTCAGTACCAAATATATTTTGGCTTGTTAAACTAGCTTCTAGTCCACTACCTGAGATACCTCTTTGAGCCAACTGAGTATCTATCTGTCTTTGAGCTGCTTGTGATGCTGACTGTATCTCCTGAATCTGTTTAGCTGAAAAGTCTTCACCTGTAAGATTCTTAAAATAAGTACCTAAGTCCTCTTGTAAAGGCCCATAGATAGCTTCCCAATCCGCATACTTTTCTTTCTCAAATTCTAGTTGTTCTTTAGTCATAGCTACGGATGCTTTTGTAGCAGCCGCAGAAGCATCAGCTGCATCCTCAGCTCCGCCAAAATCCGTTAATCCAATAGTATCTGTAACACTACCCATTTATATCTCCTCAGCACCAAATTTTAAGAGTATATTCTTACCCTCTTTAATTATACTTTCACTCTTCCAAGCTTTGTAACCTAGTTCTTTAATTTTATCTTCAGCATAAGTCATGAGTTTCTTTACTCCTAGTCTATGCTCTTTTAATACATAGATATTAGAGAAATAGAAGATTTCACTTGTCTCACTATAACCATTAATAAAACCAACTAGGGTATTATCTTTATATAAACCTATAACAATCTTATCTAATCTATTTAACTCTTTACATAATATGATTGCCGATACAGACTCTCCGTGTTTACCTGGAAGAATCTGCTGCAATTCATAATGTAGCCTAAGCAAAGTATAAAAATCTTTATCATCTATCGGTTTTATATTATACATTACTTATTATATCTAAATTAACATTAAACTAATATTAATTTAAAATAAATTAACTAAGTATTAAAACCAGTAACTACTAAAGAAAAGTTTATATTGGCATACGATACACCTATATAACTAGTGATATTAGCCGTCCATGTGGCTGTACTTGTTGACTGGGGTATAATAGCTTGGGCTTGTATAGACCCTATAGAATCTTGAAACTTTAAGATAAATGTAGTAGCTCCTATTAACCCAGGACCTGATAATGTACAAGTTAGATATGAATTAGGGTCTGAAGTACCCCAGTCACCATCTGTAGTACATACCATATTTATATTGAAAAAGGCATTATCAGCCACATATCTATCTGTTCTATAGCCTGAACCATAAGCAGCATTTACAAAAGTATGTGAAATATTAGAGTTAATATTACCCGAGGGAGATATAGAAGCAGCTTTATGTAGAGATAAAGGAGCAGTATTATCAGGGTAAGTACTCCTATATAGTTTAAGAGCATCTGTTCTCATTTTACCGGCTCTTAAGTCCCCAGCATCTATTGTTGCTCCGTATATCTTACCACCAATTATATTATAAGCCTGACCACTAACTGTATCTCCAGCAGAGTATAGCCCGAATCCTATTGGAGCCCCACCATTCCAGCTATAAGTAGAAGATTCTACCTTACCGCCTATGAGTAGTACATTAGTGGACATTTCTATAGATGTAATAGTATTAGCTAATATCTCATTAGCTGTTATAACATGAGCAGCCATCTCTGTTGCTGTAATAGTATTAGCTGCTATCTTTGCCGCTGTTATCTCATTAGCTCTTATCTTATCCCCTGTTATAGTATCTGATACTAATAGATTACCATCTATTGCTACATCAGCAGTCATATTAATTTTATGGGCAACTGTATCTATCTGGAAGGGTGAATATCCTTCTTCAGTAGATGAACTAGATATAGCAAATTTCTCTGCGTATATTTGAAATATAGAACTATCACCAGTAGCTATTGATTTATAACCTGATACATGTCCGTTTGCCTCTACAGTAACTCCATAGATAGCACCTACTTCATCTTGAGTCGCATAAGTACCAGCAATAACTTCTACTGTTGCATAGTTCTCATTTAGTTCACTCGTTAGTAGGTATACTTGTTCATAGTTACCTTGCAGAGCATTATCTACTTCCTTAATAGTAGCTTGTAGACTATCATCAAATTCTTTAACTAAGGCCTTAACATAACCTGATAGTTCTTCATCAGTTAATAAGGGTATTCTATATATTTGACTAAGAGGAGAGCTTATAGGTACTATCTTATATAGCTCATTAGTAGCTCTTCTTATATACTGAATTTGGTCCTCACGAAACTGGCCTTGTTGTCTGTGTAAGTAGTCCCTAGTAGCTATATCATCATCAAGGTCTGATGGCACATTCTGTACCTTACTAATTACTAGCATCTTGTCTCCCTTTAGCTGTATAGCCTATTTCGCTTATTTCTCCAACTCCTATAACTTCAAACTCTATACCATAACCTTTTGATATACCTAAGGCCTTTAGATTATAACATTTATCTCCGGTTAAAGATATAGTATTAATTAGTACTTTATCTATATATACTTTAAACTCAAAAGAACCATCATATTTTATATAGATGTCTTTATAAACCTTATAGTTACTATAACTACCCTCTGTTAGCATAGGAGACTTATAGTGCATCTCTAGGTCCTCACCAACCAATAGCTGTTGTAGAGTACCATTATAGTATTGATATAAAGCATCTTTCTTAGATACCAATATCTCTCCGGTAACGTCTAGGTCTTTAACTATAGTATTATACCTAAAATCAAAGGCAGTAATAGAGTCTACTAGTCCTGTTTTATAACTGATATAATATACACTATCTAGTAAGGCTGTACTATGTAGCTGATACACACTAAACTTACCCAACTTGGGTAAACTAACTACTTGAATAGTACCTCCACTAGTTGAACATATACCATCTTCTGACATCCATATAAGGTTATTATCTACAAACTGTATTGACTTATGACTAATACACCCTTGAGAACTACTCAGTAGATACTTAGTAAATGACTGTGGGTTATTACCTACAATAATATAAGTCTTAAATCTAGTAAATACTAATATACCTGTGGATATAGCTCCTATCCCCGTAATATCTTCTTCAAACTCTGTAAAGTTAGTAGCAGGCCATGCGTAGGGTTTTGCTATGTCACTATAATATAGCTTACTATCACTAGCGGCAAATAACATAGCATAAGATTCTACTACGTATTTTAGGCCATTTATTGGTAAGTCATTAAATACACTATCTAATAAATGGTTTCCTACTATATCTATATCTAGTTTTATATCTATATAAGGATTAGTAGCTACGGGAGGATTATCTAGTTCATCTAACAGAGTATACTGTGTAAGTAATCCACCTATTCTATATACTCTAATAGTATCTACCTTAACATGAGGGCTTTTAGGTATAGCCCCTATAATAGTACCTCCTATTCCATTTCGCTGGTCTTCACTAGGTAGACTAGGAGTACTTTCTACCCCCGTAGTAGAATCATAATAAGTATATACATAAGTATATACTTCTGCACTATAAGAAGTTGAGAGTACGTCATTAGTAGAAATATTTAAAGTATCATCAACTATAGTTATACCGGATACTAGATATGTAGATTCATCTACTTTATAGTATATACCATTATCTTCTCTATATACCACTATAGCATCTCCAGCAGCAAAATACAGACTACTTAATCCAGAGATATTAATATTAATATCATAACCATCTTTAGAATATGTATTAATAGCATATGAATAGTCTTTATATATAATAGTATCTAATACTGAACTATAGAATGAGATTATATAACTAAATGTTCCAGCTAGTGTCATTGTACCAGGAGAACTAGGCGTAAATACTGGAGGCGTCCCTATAAATGTACCTTCTAGAGGTATTATATCAGTTGGTCCTGGTATCCCTAAGGTACTACTACCTTCATCTGTATATTCTTCCATAGTATTACCATTACTAATATACATAGTATCTCTAAACTCAACGAAGTCAGAGTCTAGTGTTCTACTAATCCACTCATTATTACTATAATAGTATGTAAAATATTTATCTATTACTACTCCGGTAGAGATAGGACCTTTAATAGGCCTAAGAACCCCAGAACTACTGTCTATATTAAGATGTATCTGGCTCTCATTTGGCTGTAATAGATGTGGAGCTACCCTAATATTCTTACCACCACTAAAATCTGTTATTAACATTCTATACTCCTATTGAAACTAAATATGACTCTACGTTAAAGTTAGGGCATGTTTTTGAGCTAACTTTATAATGTCC